CATCAGGTGACTGGTTAGTATTAGCTAGAACTAAATACATGTTAGATAATTTAGAAGAAGATCTGTATTTAAAAGGTTATTATTATCAAAACAAGTTTAGAAAACAACGAGAACATGCTTTACATTTGGCTGCTCTAGATTGGGAGCACTTGCGTCAAGGACAATTATTAAAATATGATCAACTAGAAAAAATATCTTCTTATACAAATTTATGGGATAAACAAAAAATGAAAGGTATGGTTAAAGATTCTTTTTATGGTATTGATCAATTAAAAAAAGATTATGGTCTACAAACAGATGCTGTTTGGTACACAGCTTTTAACGCTGCACCAAGTAGAGATATAAATTATTTAAGAAAGATGAGAAAGAATGGCGAGAAGTTAAACGAAGCACCACGTATAACTTTATCTACAATACACGGTGCGAAAGGTGGTGAGTGTGAGAATGTTGTATTGCTTACAGATTTAAGTTTAAACACAATGAAATCATACGAGCAAAAACCAGATGATGAAAATAGATTGTTCTATGTTGGCGCAACAAGGACCAAGGAACACTTGCACATTGTCGAACCAAAACAAAAATACAAAGGATATAATCTATGACACACAAAGATATGTTTAAAGAATCTACATATGATTCTTTAGAAAAACAGATTGGTGGAAAACATTATAAAAACATGAAGATTCAACCAGCACATTTTATAAACGAAAACAAATTGCTTTTTGCAGAAGGCAATGCTATAAAATATATTTGTAGACATCAGACAAAAGGGAAGGAAGAAGATATTAAGAAAGCAATACACTATTTAGAAATGATATTGGAAAGAGATTATTCATGATACAGAAACCTATGTTTTCACCGCAGGTGGAATGGTTACCGCCTACGGACTTTAAGGATTTGTCTAGCTATGATGAGATAGCAATTGATTTAGAAACAAAAGATCCAGAACTAAAAACTATGGGCTCAGGATCTGTTACAGGTAAAGCTAGAATAGTTGGTATAGCTTTAGCTGTAAAAGATTGGTCTGGTTATTATCCTATTGCACACGAAGGCGGTGGTAATATGGATGAGAAAAAGGTAATGCAATATTTTAAAAGTGTCTTAGATACACCTGCAACTAAGATATTTCACAACGCAATGTACGATGTATGTTTTATTAGAGCTGCAGGGTTAGATATATCTGGAGAGATCGTAGATACCATGATTGCTGGCTCTCTCGTGGACGAGAATCGCTTTCGTTACGATTTAGGTAGTTTGGGTCGGGATTACCTTGGAAAGGGCAAAAACGAGGCTATTTTAACCGAAACAGCCAAAGAATGGGGTATAGATCCTAAGTCTGAGATGTATAAATTACCTGCAATGTATGTGGGTGAGTATGCTGAGAGAGATGCAGAACTTACATTAGAATTATGGGAGGAAATGAAGAAAGAAATTTATGCACAGGACATAGAGGATATATTTAAATTAGAAACCGATTTGTTTCCTTGCCTTGTTGACATGAGGTTTTTAGGTGTGCGTGTAGATATCGAACAAGCTCACCTGTTAAAAGAAAAATTATCATCAGAAGAAAAAGAGTGCTTACAAAAAGTAAAAAAAGAAACTGGAGTAGATACCCAAATATGGGCTGCTCGATCGATTGCGCAAGTCTTTGAAAAACTTGCCCTACCATTTGACCGAACTGAAAAAACAAATGCTCCATCATTTACAAAAAACTTTCTACAGAATCATCCACATCCTGTTGTTAAACATATTGCACGTGCACGAGAAATAAATAAGGCACATACGACATTTATAGATACCATATTAAAACATTCACACAAGGGTCGAATACACGCAGAGATAAATCAACTTCGATCTGATCAAGGCGGAACAGTCACTGGTAGATTTAGTTATGCTAATCCTAATCTACAACAGATACCTGCACGTAACAAAGAACTAGGACCAATGATTAGATCTTTGTTTATACCTGAAGACAATTGTACTTGGGGTGTATTTGATTATAGTCAACAAGAACCTAGATTAGTTGTGCACTATGCTGCATTACAAAATATGTATTCAGTAGGAGATGTATTAGATGCATACAACGATGGCGATGCTGACTTTCACAAAATTGTAGCTGAGATGGCAGAGATACCAAGAGAACAAGCCAAGACTATAAATCTTGGTTTGTTTTATGGTATGGGTAAAAATAAATTACAAGCAGAACTTGGTGTAAATAAAGAACGAGCGGAAGCATTGTTTAAACAATATCATTCGCGTGTACCATTTGTAAAACAATTAATGGATAGTGTAATGGCAAGAGCCCAGGACCGTGGTAAGGTTAGAACTTTGCTGGGTAGACTATGCAGGTTTCACCTGTGGGAGCCTAATCAATTCGGTATCCATAAACCATTGCCTCACGATGCAGCGCTCGCGGAACACGGACCAGGGATCAGGAGAGCGTACACATATAAAGCATTAAATAGATTGATACAAGGATCTGCAGCTGACATGACAAAAAAAGCCATGATAGAATTACATAAAGAAGGCATCACACCACATATACAAGTGCACGATGAACTTGATATATCTGTTGACGGTAATGCAGATAAGATAAAACAAATTATGGAGTCTGCTGTGGAATTAGAAGTGCCTAACAAAGTGGACTATGAATCTGGACCGAATTGGGGTACAATTAAATGAGGAGTTATTATGGCTTATTTAAATGCAAACATACCTGTGGAGTATGCACAGATAAGAAGAGAGTATTTATATGATCTTAAAAAACATCATGGAGAAGTTGAAGACTGTATTATCTTTGGTGTTAGCGCTATTACAGGTCGCGCTTTATTATTTCATGCTATTATGGAAAACGGCGCAATCTTTTATCGCCTCCCAATTAGCGCGTTTATTCAAAGAGGATTTAAGATTACCGACGTACCACAAAGAAGACTTGATGAACTTCAGCTCTGGAACTCTTTTAGTTATTATCCTTCTGTGCATTGCTGGGATATTTTAGAATCACAAGCAGGTAAATACATCGGTAAAGATAAAAAATGGCATCATGGTAAATATTTATTTACTGTTGACTTTGCACATCCTGAAGCTAATATACTTGACACTGATCATTCAGAGATCCCGCACGAACACAAGTGCGCTCACATACTTGCATTAAATGATGGCAACTATGCAGCACAACCTAACAACAGACTTATTTGGGATATACCATCGTTTACGGTGAAGGACCAAGTGCCTGATTGGAAGGTTCAAACTAACTACTGGAACGTGGAGGATACAGGACTTTGGAAAACTGAAGACACTGACAATTTCTTTTACGAGATGGAGGAGAAAAAACATGATTAAAAAAATTAAAGATAAAGCTTTGCATTACTGGTCTAATCATAAGATAGAATCTATTGTATTTGTAGCATTAATCGTAGCTTTAATAGTAAAATAGTCAATAAAATGGGCCGCTATGAATTACATGTTCACAGCAGTATTAATTATACTATTTGTTTTAATGGCTTTCTTTATGGAACCAGGGTATATACCTATTAGATGAGTAATAAACCTTTAAAAATTTCTGAGCAGGCAGCCGTTCAAATGCCTATGAAGACGGTTGCCTCCTTGATCGCCATGGTTGCGATTGGGACCTGGGCATACTTTGGACTGCATGAAACACTCAACAGACACAGCACGCAAATAGAATTAATGCAAAAAGATTTAGAACAAAACTCAGAGTTTAGAATCAAATACCCGCGTGGAGAACTTGGTCAATCAAGTGGAGAGGCTGAGCTTTTCATGTTGGTGGAGCATTTAAGCAGCGTCGTAGAGGACCTAGACACAGAAATTAAAGGTATGAGAAACAATGCAGTCAACATTGATTTCTTAAAAAGTAGAACAGAAAAACTTACAGAAGACGTAGAAAAATTAATTAGAAACGGAAGTGGACACTAATGGTAGAAATGGTTTTTGCTTTGTTGTTATTACAAGATCACAAAATTATAGAGCATCGTTATCACAAGTCATTATCTAGCTGTATGAAAGCTAGACGTTATGCGATGAAGGACAGAAATTCTGGCGAAAGAGTTACGC